TTTGATAATGTTATGTAAATCTTTTCCATGTTTCTCCACAAATTGAAAAAGTATAAGAGTGTTACCCTCTAGTGATAGTGTTAAATTTTTTATAAATTCATTTCGTGCCTTGTTCTGCACTATATAATCAATCTCAGTATTGTAATCCCAATCACGAGCCATTTTACAAATTGGTTCAGGATATTTTAATACTAGGCATTTAATATTGAAAGAAGCTAATTGACCTTTTTCAATTAACTCTGAAGTAGTTGTTGCCTTGTAAACAGGACCAAACAAACCTTCTAACACCAAACGGTGCGTTTGTGTACCATCTAGTGTACCTGTGGTACCTATTCTATATTTAGCGTTAGTGCAACCAGACAATATCGTAGTAAGTGATTTAGCCTTGAACTGATGTGCTTCGTCACCCATTACATAATCAAACTGTTCAAAGTATTCTTTATCATTTTTATAGATTGATTGCCATGTAGTAATGGTAAGAAACTTGTTTGTATGCTTCTCTTTACCAGAGTATTGACGATGGCAATATTGATCTGAATCATATCCATATGAAGCAAAGTCACTATACATCTGTTCTACCAATGATGTAGTAGGAACAATTAACAATCCTCTTTTGAAATCAGATTCTTGTAACCAACGAACAATCAGATATATGATAAGTGATTTGCCTGATGCGGTTGGTGATAGTATAAGTTGGCGTTTATTGCGGACTGCTTGAAGAAAACTTTTCCATTGATACTCACGCAATTCATGTGGTAAGTTTAATGATGAAACAAATTTTGATGCTTCAACACCAGAATATTCATGGGTAAGTTTGATATCATCAGAAACTTCTAGATTATAATTTCTTTCGGCACAAAATTTTTCTATGTAAGGAACAAGACCGTGATATATAGAATTATTTCTAAGATCTGCAAGCCTTATTTTACCATCCCATAATCTATTTTTATAGGCAGGAGTAAATTGAAATCCAGGAACAAAAAAAGTAAAAAAATCAGATAATTCTTGTGCGGTACTTTTTTCACATTCGAATTGTATAAATGCTTCGTTCTTTTTATGTAAAATTATTTTATCAGTCATTGATTATAAAATTCATTGAAATACTTACTCGATCTTCATCACTTTGATTTTTTTCTACCATATGTGGTAAATTAGATCTAAAAATTAATAAATCACATTCATTAGGAACTATTTTATATGTTAAACTATTTGCTTGGGTATTACTTTCATACTTAATTGGAAACATATCAAAATCTGCTGATTTTTTTTTAAAAATTATTCTTCCACAATTTTTTGGAACTTTTACATAGTATACGGCACTAAAGTGACTATTTGGATGTATATGATATTCTTGATAATCACCTTTTTTTGCTAAATTTATCCAAGAACTGACGCAAGTGAATGTTTTATTGATGATGCCATGTTGATCTGCGAATGTTCTAAGATGTACAAATACTTCTTGAATTAAATTTTCATGAACAAAATCATAATTAAAAGTTGTGCAATTCCATTTTTGTTTTGCTAAAAAAGTATTGTTTAAATTTAAAACAGTATCATAAAAATATTTGTTATCATTTTCAATTTTTTTTAAATTGGCTTTATGGATTATATCTATAAAAGGTACAATTAATTCCATTTTTTATATTCCTTGAATAAATTTTTCCCAATCAATATATGCTCTGAGTTGATATGTTCTACTATTTAGCTCTTTTAAAATTGTTTGACACACCTCAACAATTTCATCGTGCAAAATTTTACTTGCAAGAAATTTATTAATATCTTCATCACTTTCTAAGTAAGAACTAATTTCAGATTTAAGAACAAAAGGAAATGGTTTCCATCCATGTTGTTCAAGTTGATCATCATCAAGTTTACCAGTATAGTATTCCCATTTTAATCTTTTAATTTTATTGTATTTAAATTCGGCATCTTTTGAGTGTAAACGATGCTTTGAAAGTATATTCAAATACTTACTGTGTAATTGTGGAATTTTTAATAATTCTTTACTTGGCTCAGTTCGGTCAATTTGCGAATCTTGGCGCCACATTTCGAGTAATTCTTCAAGTTGTTTCATATGATAAAGTCCTTCCTTTACAGAAGGTTACACTAATTGTAACTTAATGTCAAGCCTTTTCTAAAACAATTTTTCAATATCAAAGTAACTGTACCGAAATGTTGCATCGGCAGTTATAATAGAGTCAGGGCCTTCTTGTGCGGTAAGTACAAATGTTGAAAGAGTAGTGGGAAAAGTTTCATAATATTTAATTCGATAATACGGTTTCATCGATGAAGAAAATATTGTTATGGATGCATCTGAAAATTGTGGGAATTCAGGACGATTTACGGTATTCTTTGACAATCTTGGCAGCTGTCGATATTCTTCAAATTTGGTAGGAAATGTCATGGCACGAATCCAATCGTGAACTTCAATCCATGATTTCAATTCTTCATCTACAATAAAGGTAACATTCAACAAATCATATATTGGTTTCTCACCTGGTGAATATATATCAACAAATGGATTTGTAATCACAGCTTCTGATAAAGAAATTCCTGGCACACTTACTGATTGACAAAAATATTGAATATTTGGCAAACGAGAAAAATTCAATACAAACTTATTTGGTTGTAATGGATTAGGATTTGTTGGATTTCTTGTAAGTACTGTCATGTTGTTTTCTTAATGTGCAGACCAATATCTATAATTTGTTCTTTTTCTATCATATTAATAATTTTATTTGTCAAGTGTATTTCTTGTTGAATAAAAACCATCTTTAATTGGAGTTCTTTTAACTGTTGATTATAGAATTCCAATTCTTTTAATTTTCTTGCTCTTATATCAAGCAAGTCAGACATTACTATGATATCGGTCATATGTTTATTTATGCATAAAAAAAGACCCGCTTTTTAGGGCGGGTCTTTAGACAGTCTCTTATTTTTATTATTATTTTTGAGACTTTAAATATTACATCAAGTTTGCAATCTTGAACGACCGATAGTAGAAGTTCGATTGAGCCGTGATTGTACCAAGACCTAATGTAGTACCATTTGCAAACGGGTTGGCAACAAGACCGTAACGAGTTTTGAAACCAATCTTTGGTTGGAAAGTGCCAGTATCAACTGCACGAACCATTTGCAAAGGAACATATGGGCAGTAGAACAAACCAGCGTCATATGCATTAGAACCTTTGTAACCAACAACTGCAAACTCAGCAGTAGATGAGGTCGGGAAGTACGGATCAATATAGACCTTGATACGACCAAACAGAGTACCAGCAAATGTGTTGCCAGTATCATCAACTGTCAAGTTAACTTGACTTTGAAGGGCAGAGTTGTAATCAAGAATGCCAGCCATTGCAAGAGCAGAAGCAACATCAGAAGAACAGATCAGGATGTTACCTTTCCCTCTACGAGTCGTTTTGGCAATAGTGTTTGCCTCACGCTCGATTTGGAAAGCAAGACCTTTAACTTTTTCAACCATCCAACGACCATTTGAATCGGTGTCTAGATTGAATGTGCCAGCAGTCGTTGTTCCAACCAAAGCACCTTGTTTAGCAGAGAAATAAACTGTGCGAACAACTTCACGGTTAATTTCAGCAAGAATCTCAGAAGAGAGAATGTTTGCGAGTTCGGTTTCTGCATCAAGACCATGAACTGCTTTCAGATCTTGTGCGAGTTCCATTGAGTACTCAGCTTTCAGAGCACGGGTCTTCGCAGTAACAGTAACTTTCTCAATTGAGAATGCCATTTCTTTGAATTCGCCAGAGTTCTCACCAAGAGCTTCTGCGGTAGCAGTAGTCATGGCGGTACAAGCCTGTGCGTTACCAGTGAAGGTGTTAGAACCATTCAACAGGTCAACTGCAAGTGCCGTTTGCGGACCAGCAACACCAGCAAAACCAGTATTTGCTTCGTTGTAAAATGCCTCAGTACCAGAACCAGATGCCACATTAGATGCGTTGTATGCAGAACGCATTGCGAAAATTAGACCCGTAGGACCAGTCATCGGTTGCACACCGCAGATGTCATAAGCGATGAGGTTAGGCAACGAACGGCGAACGAGAGAAATTAGAATTGGGTCAAAACCAGCACCAGGGCCTGCAGCAGCAGAACCGCCAGTGAAACCACCAGTTGTACCAACAGCGTTGGCTGGTGCTTCTTGTAGGATGTAACCTTGTTTTTGCATTTCAACAGCCTGATTCTCAAGAATCACAGCCGTTACTGCTTTACGATATGGATCGGTAATAGCAGGAAGGTCTGGATGATCAAGAACTCCAGCCCATTTAGATTGTAGTTGTTCAGACAAATACATTTAAATCTCCTTTAAAATTTACTTAATTACTGTTTTAGAAATAGCATTTGATACTGCGGCAACGAAAGGATCATTAATCTGTACTTTCTTGTCGTCTGTATCCATTACCTGCTCATGAAGTTGATCTTCATTGGCTTTTTTAACGCCAGATGGGAAATAGTTCTCACGAATGGTCTCAATTTTTTCTTTGTATTCATCCTCTGTGGAGAATTCAACACTCTCTGCGAGTGATTTGATTTTTTCGTATTGAGTTGTTGTGAGTCCATCACACACTTCACGGGTGATATTTGTTTTATGGTTTTCAATAAGGGCTTTTGCAAACCCAATATTTTTTTCCATTTCTTCATTGAGTTTGCTTTCGAGTTCTTCAACTTTACCAGCAAGTTCATCAACGAGGTCAACTTTTTCAGAAGGAACATCAATATAATGTTCGGCAAATAAATTGCGTAGACCAGCAATAAACTCTTCTGTAATTTCAGCACGAAGGCCTGATTCGATTGCGAGTTGATTCTCTTCAATCCATTGTTCAACGACATAGTTCAAATAGTCGTCAATTTTCTCAGTCAAATCTTTTTGCATTTGAGCAACAGACTCTTCTAACTGAGCTGCATATTTGGTTTCAATTTCTTCTTCAATCTGTGCAACTCGATCAGCAATACGAGCTTCAAAAATTGTAGAAACTTTAGATTTGAATTCTTCAGAAATGGTAGAATCATCGGCAAATAATGCATCGATATCTTCTTTCATTTTCATCTTCTTCTCTTCTTTATCATGCATTTTTTCAGCAATGACTTCTTCAGAAGTTTCTTCTACTTCTTCCATCTTAGCAGAAGCTGCTGATGGTTTGGTAGATATAGATGACTTATTCTTTGCAGAATTGTCAGGTGCTTTACCAGATGCATCGATTTTATTCGAATCATCATCGGGTTTAGAATTTTGAGGTGTTGGTCCGCCTAAATCTTGCACTTCAGCTGCAAGTTTTTCAGCAGGCATAGCTGGAGCAGACTTCTTACTGCCTGCAAGAACTTCTGCTGCGGCTTCCATTAGTTTTGATGTTGCCATTAGGAATCTCCTTATGATTTCTTATTTATAAAATTAAAGTTTTCTGAGGTAATTTTCGAATAATTTTAGAGCGGTTTCCTCTAGTTGTGATTTAGAAGCTTTTTGGATTGTTCTTTTGAAACGATCATGGTCTGCTTCTATAAACTTACCGTCAATCATCATCCATTCTTTGTTTTCCATAATGCCGTTAACGAAGGCACCAGGCGCAGAAGGATCAGCAACAATATCAGCCGCAGTTGCAAGTTTTAAATCATCTTGAACAAGATTGTAACCTTCTTTTGTTTGTTGTAGAGAACCAAGAGCTCGTGAAGATACGCCTACTTGAATATCATTGTTGATAAAATTCTCTACAATTTGTCCATATGGTGTACCAAGAATAAGTGCTTTACCGTAAAAGGTGTCACCATCTTCTTCAAGAGAAACTATCTTATGAGATACTCGCTCAAGATTAATTGATGGGGTATCTGGATGACCTAATTCACCAAGAGCACGATTGGTGTTGATGAATTCTTCTGTATAACGATTGACTTCATTACGAAGTGTATCCATTTTATACATACGATTATTTTTGTTGACTTGATTGCCAACTAAGAAAGTGCCTTCAATATAAAGCCTTCTCTGACCGTTTTCAGTTTTTTCGGTAAGATACTTTACACTTTCGATTGTTTCGGTAATGAGTTTCATGTTACATGAATCCTACAAGTGAGTTTGCATAAGAAGCAATTTTTGATAATTCTAAGAATAATGTTCCTCCAGTTGTAACTGTAATTACTACATTTGAGGTACTATTATTTGCAATTGAATAACCCCATTCATCACCACGAAATTCACCTGCATTGTGTAGTGTAGCAATCGTATTGCCATTACGAACAATAGTAATGTTTCCATTTGTAGACCAATTAATTCGTTTGATACTAGCCGAAGTTACAGTTTCATCTGCATTGGTTGAAAGGGCAGAAATATTGGCATAATATGTGCCAGTACCTTCAACACGAACAATTGATGCTGAACGGAGTGTATTTGTGATTTCGATTGCCATTTATCTTAGTCCTAATGATGCTCGTCTTCTCATTGATAATTTTCTTTTAAACAATGATCGGCGAAGTTTAGCTCTTCTAGTTGTTTTCCATGACCGTTTCAGTAAACGGGCTTTCCTTAATCTTTCTGTTGCAGGTATTCTTCTTACTGTATTACCTGCAATTCTATATCCTTTAATACCAGATCGTCTACGATTTCTTTGTACTACAATACGACCTTTAGCATTTCTTCTAATTCTACGGCGAATTCTTGTGATTCTACCCATCTTAACTAAATTTGGGTTTCTCTTTTCATCAAGAACTTCTATTTCTTCATAGTTATCAGCTGCAACATATACTTTTGCTTCTGATAATCTTTTTTCAACTATTCTACTTAGAAGAGCAAATATTTCTTTTTTTGCTTCAACCAAGTTATTATTTACTATATATTCTACAAATCTCATTTCATTTTACTAAAAGCAAAATCTGCAACTTTGGTTAAATGTGCAGGAGATTTATGTACCATATCAGATAATTTCTTTTTGTTTTCATCATTTACTGCTTTATGTACTTGAGTAATTGCCGATGCAGTATAGTGATCAACTTTTCTTGTTTGACCATTTGCAAACTTAACTGTGTTTGCTTGTTTATTGGCAACAATTTTATGTAATTGATCCATTACAGATTCTTCAATAGTTTCAACTTCTTCAGCCTGTAACGGTGAATCAATTTTTGGTCCATACGGTATAGAAAAATATTTGTCTAACTTTTGATTATAATAGAGTGCAACTTTAGTTTTATTTGGATACTGACGAATTGCTTTTCGTTTCAACAATAATACAAATGGTGGATCATCTGTTTCAATTGCCTCATCAATAATCTCAAATTCTTCTTCAACATTATTTTCTTGTTGATAACCAACATCACCTACTTTAACTCTATGTGCTCTTACTTTACGACCAGATGATGATACTTTAACATCTGCCGTATCTAAAATACTTTCTTCTATTTCATTATCTTCTCTTACTGCCCGGCGAGTTTGTTGAAATAATTGTTTATTATTTGTAACAACATCTACCATTTTATTTAACAACTCTTGAACAATTGCTCTATCGACAGCCGTTAACACAGGTTTATCTTCTCTCATCTTATCTAATACACGATGAATTTTTTGCAACTGTGTCTTGTTTGCCAAACCGGCACGAACAAGCATATCAAACTGTTTATAGTCTGGCTTTTCTTCTTCTACAATAGTTTTAAATTCTTGTAAAGATTTCATTCTTGTTCTATTGGTGTGTCTGCGGTATCTTGTACTTCAACTTCTTCTTCTGGTGTATCACCATAAAGACCTTTTGCAATTTCTTGTTTCTTAGAATCAAGAGCCTCAAAAGCTTTAGCAGAAAGAACATTGTTTAAAATTTCTTTTGCCTGTACTACATTACCTTCAGCCGCACTTTGAATAAATTGATTAATATCCATAATTATTTCCTTTATTGTCTATTTAGTACAGAAGAGTACCGTTCAGTTTGTTTGTCTAAATTTGGCGTATCTGATTCAACTGATGCGTCATCTATGGTGTTATCAACTGGTGGATATTCATCTGGCGATGCAGGTGTTTCTTGACCTTGTTGCATTGCTGGTCCACCATTACCTTGTTCTTCTTCTATTTCTTTTTCCATTTCTTCAATTTGATCATCAGACATTTGAAGAATATTTTTCTTAACCCAATGACTTGAATAATATCTTCCAAGGAATGGGTCAACTGTTGCAAGAAGATTTACTCTTTCTCTCAACAATTCGGCATCACGCAACTCAGTAAAGTTATTATCTTTCTTGTATGAATAATAAATGTTTTCTTTAAAATCTTGCCATTCTTGTTGCGTACAAATACCTTTAAGTGCCAATTGAATACCAAGCGCATTGTCAAAAATTTGCGAAAACTTATTACGCAAACGAACAATAAACTTGTTGAAT